TTTTTAATCCACCACGATCAACATTAACTGGTTGTGAAGTATGTTTTGTGGTTGTATTAGTTATAATACTATCAATAGTTTTTATTGCGGTAATTCCTGGATCAGAATTTAATAAATAATAATTATACGCAAATTCTACTTGTCTAGAAATAACATTATCTCCGCCATAATTCCATTCTTCAGATGCTATTGATACTGGGCAGGCATCATGAAATGTCCATATTGCTCTTGGTAATAGTGGTATACCTACACCAGTTTTTGCTAATTGTATAATAACTATAGTTGTTTTTACACTAGGATCTTTTAACGATTTATGACTTGCATAAATAGTCCATGGTCTTATATTATAATCAGTAAATGACATATTAGTATCTAAAAACGATATAGTAAGATTTTCCATATCCTTTCTTCCACTAGATATGTTACCTTTTAACAACCCAGAATTTCCTGATCCTGACTTAGATACATTCATTCCATCACCTGGAATAGTGACAGAATTAGCAAATAAAGCCCCAACAACACTATGTCCAGTATTAACTACTGCACCAGGAATTAACGTATAATAACCATTTCCGTTTTCATATTTTCCTGCCATTTTTGCCCTATTTAAATTCCAAGGTGTAACAAAAAACGCTACCCATAACGATTGTACAGGTATAGAGTTAGCAGATGTTAAAATTACATTATAAAACCATTCATAAAAAGGTATCATATTATCCTCTTAATTATTTAAGTGTAAAGTACGGAAAATCCACAAAATATTATATAATATACTTGATTTAAACAAAATATACTGTATAATATTAGTAAAGAGATAGTAATTCATCCATAATACGGAAAATCTGGTAAGATAAATGATAATATGCAAAATATGTAACAAAACGTATAAAAATAATGTTGGCTTGTCAAGACATATAAAAATACATAATATTACATATAAAGAATATTATGATACATATATAAAAACTAAAACAGAAGGGATTTGCCCTACATGTGGTGGAATTACTAAATGGAACAAAAACACTTATTATAAACATTGTTCAACAAAATGTTCATCATTAGACCCGATGGTAGTAAAAAAAACCATAAAAACTAATTATAAAATATATGGTACCTCATATGCTCTTAAAAACAAACAAATATTAAATAAACAAAGTAATACAAATTTAAAACGGTATGGGGTTAAACATCCTTTACAAAACAAAACATTAAACCAAAAAGCTAAAACCACAATGTTACAAAAATATGGTGTTGATAACATATTTAAAACCGATAAATTAATAAATAACAATAAAAAAACATTATATAAAAAAACATACTATAAGTTAAAAGCAAAAAATACTCATACCGCACCAAATTTTAGTGTTGATGAGTATACAGGTAACGGTAAATTATATTCTTGGAAGTGTTTACATTGTACTAATATGTTTAAAAGAATTTATGTCGAGGGTAAAATACCATTATGTCCAAAATGTTTCCCCAAAAAACGATCTGTTGGACAAAACGAATTATATAATTTTTTATCTAGTACATTAAAATTATCTATTGTACAAAATTACAAAAAACTTATATATCCATATGAAATAGATTTTTATATACCATCACATAATATTGCTATAGAATATAATGGAAACTATTGGCATACAGAGTTAAATGGCAAAGATAAAACATATCATATAAACAAGACAATAATGTGTAATAAAAACAATGTTAAATTGATACATATTTTCGAAGATGAATGGATATATAAAAAATCTATAATAAAATTTAGATTAAAACATCTGTTTAATAAAACAAGGTATAATGTTTATGCACGAAATTGTGTAATTAAAGAAATATCAACCACGTCTAAAAATAGATTTCTTAATAAATATCATATTCAAGGGGAAGATAAATCTAAAATTAAATTAGGAGCGTTTTATAATAATAAATTAATTTCTGTTATGACATTTAGCAATTTAAGAATCGCATTAGGAAATAAACATACCGATAAACATTATGAATTAAGTAGGTTTTGTACTGTTTTTAATTTTAATTGTGTTGGAATTGCAGGAAAATTATTAAAACATTTTGAAACCACGTATAATCCAATAAAGATTATATCATATGCTGATAAACGGTGGTCAACATTAACTACATTTTATGAACTTTTAGGTTTTATTAAACGTTCCGATAGTCCACCAAATTATTGGTATGTTAAAACAACAGATTATTTAACAAAATATCATAGATTTGGGTTTAGAAAAAATGTGTTATCAAGTAAATTGCCTATATTCAATAAGAATATAACAGAATGGGAAAATATGAAAAACAATAATTTTGATAGAATATGGGATTGCGGAAATTTAGTTTTTAGTAAAACTTATTGACTCAATCTCCAATATTGATATGCCATTATTACTGGAAAATCTAACGGTGCTCCATCACCTTCAATATTATAATTTAATGGTCCTATAGATTTGGGATAAATACCAATAAAATTATATCGTCTAATAGGTTGTAAATCTTTACCTAAAAGATCCATAGTTGCTTGTTCAGTAGGAACACCATATTTTCCTGTACTAGTTTGATCATCAAATATTTCTTTAATCCAGTTTTCAGCTTTATTTCTAATATTTAAACCTTCATCACACCTAAACAAAACTTCCCAATCAGCAGACCCAGTATATTTTACAGAACCAGGAACATTGAATTCTAATCCCATATATGGAACAGGTTGATTGGTAATTTCCTTTCCTGGTAGTGTAGCAGTTTTTATATAAAGTAAATCATTAGCCACAAATGGTCCTAATGTTCTAACGCTAAACTGAAAATCTCTTGCAAATTCTTGTGCTTGAGCCGCCGCATAAAAATTTTGAATGCTCATATTATATCTCCTTTTTAAACAAACTATTTATCATTGTGTAATTATTTATTATAAATGATTGTTTTTTGGGCAAATTTATATTAATATTGTTTTTTAAACACATAATTACCACAATCCCAAATCCTATTATAGCCATTATTTTTCATATTATCCCATTCTGATAGGGTTTCATCAAATATATTTAACTTATATTTTAATTTATGTTTCTGAAAATTAACCCTTGATAATAAATCTAGAGAATTTTTAAAATACCAATAATTTGGTTTAGATTCATGACTAAACGTAAATCCAAGAAATTCATAAAAAACATTACTATTAGAATATCTTCGATCTGCATATGTTATCAATTTTATGGGGCTAACCGTTTTTTCAAAATGTTTTAACAGTTTTGATGCCCCCCCTATAACATTAATATTAAGTTTAGTAGCAAAACGTATAATTTCATATTCTGGTGAATTTTTTGTTATTTTACGTTTACCAAATGTCATAACACAAACAAGATCTTCATTATAAAACAATCCAAATTTGTATTTAGATTTTCCATTTCCTTGTAAATGATTAGTATTTAAAAACACTTTTTTTGTTTTATTGTCTATTTCTTTGATAATAGTATTTCTAGCATAAATACGATTGGTGTTTAATTTTAATTTTGTCAATATAATTGATTTAATTATATCAGATTTAAATATCCACTCGTTTTCAAATATGTGTATAAGGTGTATGCCCTTTTTTTCACATAATCGTGTTTTATTTATATGATAGTTTCGTTTTTTTCCAGTTAATTCCGAATGCCAATAAATACCATCAACTTCAATAGCAAACTTATAATCGGGTAAATATAAATCTATTTCTTTTCCGTCTAATATAATTCTATCATTCTCAATAAGGTTTGTTGTTATATTATCAACAATAAACTGTTTTATTTCCTTTTGAATTCTAGATGAATGACAACTATTACAATAAATATTTTGCCATTTACCATTATTCATTTTATAATCAAAAACATTATTACAAATATTACATTGTAATTTAAATTTTTCTGAATTTAACCCATTGTTTGGAGTTGATAATATTGTAATATTTTGTTCTTTAATTTTTGGTAATATTTCATTTAAATGTGAATTAATTCTACATTGTTGTGCATATCCTTTATTACCACATTCAAGCGAACAGGTTTTTTGATACCCTTTAATAAAATTTATATATTTAGAATTTTTATTACATTCAATACAGTTAGGTATTTTTACAATATTATTATGCAAAACATAAAACCGTTCACTCCAAGAATATTTCTCTGTAATTGGAATAATATCCTTTGTGTAATATAATATAGAACATAACATATCAATACCATTTAAACTGTTTATAAATCTACCAAGTTTACCTTTATTAGTAGTTTTTACTTTTGTGTTTATATAAGATAATACATCTTTTTTATCCTTTAATATATATTTGTTATTTTTAAATGTATCAAACACTAAAATTTTAAATTTTACATTATTTTTAATTGTTGTTTTAGAACAGGAAGACCAATTATTATTTTCCCTTATACATTTATTTTTATTACATGTCTTGGGATATCCATATTTAAACATTTTAAATTTTAACGGAGTTTTACATGTTGGACATAAAGGTTTTTTGTTTATATCATTTAATATACAATATATTTGTTCACCAACATTATTTGTAAATGGTATTTCATTTTGTATTTTTTTATATAATATACTATTTTTAAACCAATCTCGTCTTAATATTGCTGAATTTAATGTACCTGTTTTTGTTAATAAAGTTTTAATTATTTCTTCTTTAATATGATTCATTTATAGTGTCTCCTTATAGAAATAATTATCCCAAACAGGCAAAAATCAAGGGATATTTTTTATTATATCCCTTGATTTTATATAATATTACAACAATTCAGTAAAATCTTGATCTGTTCTTGTTGCATAAAAGTTAATAAGAATATATTCAGCAGTTCTAACAG